CACCTGCCAACACGAAATGTGAGATAATCCCAACATGGCACTATTCAATCGAGTTACTAAAGCAGCAGTTAGTCCTGCATCGCCAACGGCTAAAGCAGCTGCAGCTGGTGGCTACTCGCCTAACTCTGCCGGTGTAAACATGATTGGCCAGTACTACACCTACTACGAAGGCGAAGCCCGCAACCGCGCCATGAGTGTTGCTACTATCTCGCGCGCCCGTGACCTTATGGCTTCTGTCATTGGCTCAATGCCATTGAAAATGTACACCGAGCGTTGGAGTGAAACCGAAACCGAAATGGAACAGGTGTATCTTGCGCCACGTTCTTGGCTACGCCAGCCCGACCCGACCGTGACATATAACTTCCTTATGGCATGGACATTCGATGACTTATTCTTCTATGGCCGCGCATTTTGGTACATCACTAGCCGAACCCAAGACGGATTCCCAGCATCTTTTACGCGCTTACCTGCAGGCTCAGTCACGACAACTGACCAAGCAGGGCCCGTCTGGTATGCACCTTCTCAAGAGGTTTACTTCCAGGGAAACATGATTGACCCCAAAGACTTGGTGCAATTCCTTAGCCCTATTCAGGGCATTGTTTATATGTCAGAACAAACAGTCCTTACAGCGCTCAAATTAGAAGCTGCACGTTATCGCAATGCGGAATCGTCAATACCTGCAGGCGTTTTGAAGCAGACAGGTGGCGAACCATTAAGCGCTTCTGAGCTTGCTGACTTGGCATCAGCGTTCAACGCAGCTCGAGCAACTAACCAAACTGCAGCACTAAATGAATTTTTGAGCTACACCGAAACCACAGCAACACCAGACAAAATGCTGTTGATAGATGCAGCCAACTACCAAGCTCTTGAGTGCGCCAGGCTCACTAACGTGCCGCCATATTTGGTGGGCGTTTCAACTGGTGCGTATTCATATCAGAGCTCAGAACAAGCTCGTGCTGACCTTTACATATTTGGAGTTCAGGCCTATGCAGAGTGTTTGGCATCCACGCTTAGCCAAAACAACGTACTGCCGCGCGGTACTTATGTAGAGTTTGACACTGACGACTTCCTCATCGAAAATGAGATGGCCGACAAAATGGATAGCCCAGACCTACCAGAAGAAAACACACAAGAGGAATTAGCATGATTCGCTTTAATGCAACATCAGTAACCATTGACGCTGCCGCATCAGACGGCACACCGAGCAGAACTATCACCGGAATTGCAGCCCCATATAACGTGGTGGCAACAGTGAGCGACGGCACCGAAATCATGCTGTCCCCTGGTGCGTTGCCAGTCGATGGCCCTAACCCGAAGCTCTTTGTCGGGCACCAATCCGATAAAGCCATTGGCACAGTCATTGCCCGTGAGGACACCCCAGAAGGAATGCTCTTTCAGGCTCGAGTAGCCAAGACCGTTCTTGGCGAGGAATCGCTACAGCTCGCCCTAGAAAATGTGTATGACCAAGTTTCAGTAGGAATTGCCCCGCTTGAGTTCAGCTACAACGAAGCAGGCGTCATGCTCATTGAGAAAGCAGCATGGACAGAATTATCCCTAGTTTCACACGGCGCGTTCGGTGCTAGTGCTAGCATCACCCAAGTGGCTGCAAGCATCCACCAAAACCCCGACGAAACCGATAATAATCCAGATAACCCAGAAGTCGAGGAGACAGAGGAAATGCAACCAGCAGTAACACCAGAAGTAGTAGAAGCAGCAGCTATCCCTACATCACCAATTTTTGCATCAGCTAAGCGCGAATTCGTTTTGCCATCAGCTGGTGAATTTATGGCCGCTTACCACATCGGTGGCGACACTTTCAAAAACATGAACGCAGCAGTCGCTGAGTATTCAGCTTCGAAGCGCACAGCATTGCAAGCAGCAGCTGGTGACGTTTTGACGACGGACACCCCAGGATTGTTACCTGTTCCTGTGCTCGGACCATTGGTGCAGGACCTGAATTTCCTTAGGCCTGCCGCCGAAGCCGTGGGCGTTCGCGCTTATCCAGACAGCGGACAGTCAAAGACCTTCATCCGCCCAACGATTACAACCCACACTTCGGTTGCATCACAGAGCGAACTTGCAGCAGCATCAGCCACCACAATGGTCATTGCTTCTAACTCAATCAGCAAGACAACACTTGCCGGACAGGTCACACTGTCAGTTCAGGACATTGACTTCACTTCACCTGCAGCAATGCAGTTGATTCTGAATGACCTCATGGGTGAGTACATGATTGCATCTGACAACCTTTGTGCAGACAATTTGCTTACCGCAGCAACATCATCTGGTGTTTGGGACTTGTCAGTCGCTGACCTTCTCAAGAGCGTTTACGACTCAGCAGTGGACATTTCAAATGGCCGCAACTGGACACCAACACACATGTTCGTGTCACCAGATGTTTGGGGCCAACTTGGACAACTTGCAGATACCACTGGTCGCCCAGTGTTCCCATTCATCGGCGCTGGTCTCACAGGTCAGAACGCACTTGGAAATGCATCAGCATCTTCATGGAACGGAAACCCACTCGGCTTGCAGCTTGTAGTGGACAGCAACTTCGCTGCCAAGACAATGATTATCACTCGCGTAGGCCAAGGCCAAGGCGATGCCTTCGAGTTCTATGAATCCATCCGTGGCCTGATGAGCGTTGAACAGCCATCAGTCTTGGGTCGTAACATGAGCTTCCACGGCTATGTTTCAACCTTCGCAGCCATTCCAGGAATGATTCGCAAGATTACTCAGGCTTAGTCCGAAAGGCGGTTAGCCGCCATGGCTATCTACAGTGTTACTTTTATCCAGCGTCTGGATGACTACGCAGTCGTTCAGACACTGGAGAACACCGATATCGCTATTGGTGAGTCAATTACCTTGGCTGGTTTAGGCGGCAACTTCAACGGCACCTATACCGTTTACGCGCTTCCCCAGTATCTCTATATTGGCGTAGGCACCGAAGGCGACATTCGCCTAGACGCCAACACCCCAGTACCAAATCAGGTCATGTTTTATGATGCCGACACTGACGTACAACGCGCAGCTGCCATCCCCCCTGGCACTCTGACCTACACACAAACCTGCACATGGGTAACTAGCGCACAGGTTCAGTTGTGGCTCGGTTTAACGAGCCCTACAGCCGATGAAACCACCTTCTTGGCACAATGCACCAGCGCAGGTAATCAAGTTGCTTACAGACGCAGACAAGAGGCGGGTTATTTTGACGCTTTAGCGACCAGCCCGTCGGGAGACGTGACGCTTGGAACCATCATGCTTGCCGGTGCGTATTTCCGTCAGCGCGGAAGCATTGACCAATTTGCCAGTTTTGATTCAATGGGTCAGGCCATCACGACTAACGCCTTCACCCCAATGGTTAAGCAGCTGCTAGGGATTGACCGCCCAGCGGTGGCCTAATGGCATACACAGACCTATTCAACGAAGCCATAGATGACCTAGCCACGACATTGGCAACCATCACGGGCTTGCGGGTTGTCACTGACCCAAGAAACCTGAACAGCAATTGCTGCTTCATCGACGCCCCATCTTTCACTGCCATGAATGACCACATTGTGACAATGATTTTTCCTGTGCGGGTCATCGGTATAGGCCCAGGCAATTTAGACACGCTGAGACCCTTGCTAGCCATCTCTGCTGGCCTTCTAGGAAAGAACGTGGCGGTGGTTTCTGGCAACCCAGCATTGGCTTCTATTGGTGGGCAAGAATTCCCCGCGTATGATTTGACCATTCGTATGCAATCGCAGAACCTATGATGCACACACAAGCGCGTAAAATCTGCAATAATCTAAACAACAGCGGTGGCCCGACACACCTACATGACCAGGAGTAATTATGGCCACCAGCACCACCACATACCTAACTCACCCACCTGTGACACTCTTGCCAGCCACAGCGGGCACCCTATTCGATGCCACAACGGTCACTTCGGCAGCGGCAATCACAGTGGGCTTTGATGCTCTCGAGAGCACTAGCTTTGGAGATTCTGGGCATCTATTCGTAAAGGGCCTTCAACAGGTTGAGGTTACATTGACGTGCTACGCCTCTTACGGTTCAACATCTGTTGAAGCAGCACTCACAGCTGCACTCGGTACCGGCACTTCCGTAATCACAATCTCGCCTGCAGGCGCTACCGAATCAGCAAGCAACCCTGAGTACACAGTAACTAACGCATTCCTCGCATCGTTTCAGCCAATCAACGGCTCGTACGGTGAACTGTCAATGATTGAAGTGACATTCACAGGTGGCACATTTGTTCGCGACATTACATCGCCCTAATCGCTAAAAAAGAAAGCAGCCGACAATGCAACTAACACTGCAAATAGACCTGGGCAACGGCCCAGTCATAGTCAAAACCAACCTCATGGTCATCGTGAATTGGGAACGCAAATACAAACGCAAAGCCAGTGAAATATCCAACAGCGGTATCGGTGTTGAGGACTTAGCCTTTATGGCTCACGAAGCCGCCAAGGTTTCAGGCATCTCGCCTTTGCCGTTAATGCTTGACGATTTCATTAAGCAGTTAGTCTCGTTAGAGGTTGTGGACAGTGAAAGCCCAAACCCTACCGAGGCGGCACCTTCCGATATTCTCTAGCATCACTGCTGGTAGAAACAGGATTTTGGCCGCCTGACATAGCATTTGACATTCCCGACTTGGCTACTTGCATTAGTATCATCAACGAGTCGAGGAAAAAAACAAAATGAGCGCCACAGTTAGCACAGAGATTTACGGACTCAAGGCAGCCCTCGCTGAACTAGGCAAGCTTGACAGCAAAACCAAATTCAAAGCCACTAACAAGATTAAAGCTGCAGGTGGCCAGATGGTTACCGAAGTTGCCTCTAAATACCCAGACGACAAACCGCCATTGTCTGGCATGGCACCATCTAAAAAAGGTGGCACACGTTTAGGTTACGACGCCAAGAAAGTGCGCAAAGGCGTAACTATCCAAATAGGCGGACGCGCCAAGAATGGCAATATTCCCTTGGTGACTTTGATACAGAAAAACGCCGGCGGTGCGTTCTTTGACCTTGCAGGCTTGCGTAACAGCGGGTCTCAATTTGTGCAGGACTTAGACAGCCGATACGGCAAAGCCCAGCGCGGTATGTGGCGGGCCCGTTCCTACATTTACGGTCAAGCCACCAAAGACATTTTGGATGCTATTCAAGAAGTCATGAAGTCCGTCAATAGAAACTTGGTTAAGTAATGGCTGTATTTATCCCCATCATTTCCGAGTTTGATTCCAAAGGAATTGACAAGGCCAAAAAGGAATTTGCCAGTCTCGAGGGTGCTGGCGCTAAAGCCCAGTTTGCTATCAAGAAAGCAGCCGTACCTGCAGCTGCTGCTATTGCTGGTTTAGGTGCTGCACTGTTTAGTGCTACTCAGGATGCCATTGCTGATGATGCTGCACAGGCAAAACTTGCCCTGACAATGCGTAACACCACTGGCGCTACTGATGAGCAAATCAAGGCCACTGAGGATTGGATTAGCCAGCAAGGTAAAGCGCTCGGCATAACAGACGATGAGCTACGGCCTGCACTTGGTCGTTTAATGTCTCAGACCCATGACGTCACTAAAGCGCAAGAACTCATGTCTATTGCTATGGATGTGGCTCAAGGCACTGGAAAAAGTTTAAGTACAGTCACCGAGGCCATGGCCAAGGCTGCAGCGGGCTCAACAATTGCCCTGGGTAAATTGTCGCCTGAATTGAAGCAAATGGAAAAAGACGGTGCATCAGCCGATGAAATGATGGCCGCACTTGCTGGCACATTCCAAGACCAGGCGAGCATTGCTGCCGGTACTGCACAGGGACAGTTTCAGCGTTTAGGTGTTGCCCTGGCTGAAACTAAAGAAAGTATCGGCGCTGCATTGTTGCCAGCCATCGAAGCTGTACTTCCGTACCTAACCAAGATGGGTGACTGGGCAGCGGAACACCCAGAAATTCTTTTAGGCATCGGGATTGCTATTGCCACTATTGCTGCAGCCATTGTTGCTGTAAACGTTGCTATGGCGTTAAACCCGTTCAGCCTTATTGCTATTGCCGTAGTTGGTTTAGGCGCGTTACTAGTTACGGCATACAAAAAGTTTGAGCCTTTTAAAACTGTGGTCGATGCTGTTTTTGGTGGCATCAAGTTTTGGATTAACAACGTAACTATTCCTGCAATTAAAACAATGCTTGACGTGTTCAAGACAGTGTTCAACGGCATTGCTCGAATCTGGAATAACACTGTTGGCAAGATTTCTTTTGAACTTCCTAAGTGGATTCCTGGTATTGGTGGCAAAGGCTTTGAGATGCCCAATATCCCAATGTTGGCAGAAGGTGGCATTGTCACTGGCCCTACCTTGGCAATGATTGGTGAAGGCAACGGCCCAGAAGCTGTTATCCCGTTAAGCCGCATGGGCGAATTCGGCATGGGCGGTGGTAGTGGTATCACTATCAACGTGAACGGTGCAGACCCTCAAGCAGTGGTTGATGCTTTGCGTCGATACCAGCGTCAGAACGGCTTTGTGCCTATCACGGTTGGTGTCTAATGCCTACATGGGATTGGCGCGTATCTTTCGCTACCAGCACAACATTTACAACCCTGCCAGACGTTCAGAACATATCTATATCGAATGGCAGACGCAGACAGATTGACGACTACGGCGTAGACCAGCTAACCGTTGAAAGTTTGTTTCCTACTGATTGGACAGTGACACCACAACTTGGCGACAACATCATTGCATGGGTCTATACAACTGCATACCCGTCTTACCCGAGTTACAACTATTGGAAGATGTTCCAAGGCCGTATCACTAATGTGGATATTCAATACGGCGTGGTTAGTAATGAGGATTCGGTCACGATTACAGCTGAGGGCTTACAAGCCGAATTGGGGCGCACACAAATTAACGGCTATGCGGTGGCAAGCGCCAGCACTGGGCTACAGGTTTTTGACATTGCAGACTCTGTTGGTCTTTATGTTGGCAACGCTGGTGGCTCATCTACAGGTTCAGCTCAGACTTACACCGGCAACCTTAAAGCCTTTGTGGATACCGAGGTACGCACTGAGCAGGGCAGGCTTCGTTCTACAGCTACTGGGCCTACGACACTGGATATGGGCACCCTCGACTTTGTAGGCCGTGAGGCTTTACTAACTGGTGCGCCAACAACACCAGATTGGTCTGATGGAACTTTGGTGAGCCCAGGCGAAAAATACAAATATCAGCAAGTTAAGTTTAAGAGCGCAGCTGAGGACTTTTATAACTCGGTAACGGTTAAGCCTTTAGGGCTGGCTTCACAAACCACCACCAGTGGCACTACGCCAATTTATTCTTATGTTGCTGATAGTTATGACGTCAGCACTTCTCAAGCGTTGTCGTTGGCTCAATACATCAGGTTTAAGTACGACACGACTAACAGCACCCCTCGAGAGTTGGGTTTCACGATTAGCCAGCAAAGTACGTCTGGCGCTGTTTTGTTGCTTAATTTGGTACAAAGCTTTCTTGGCCTTGAAGTCAATATTGTGCTTCGTGGTGTCCGGTATTTTTGTGTGGTTGAGGGTGTCAATATCACTGCCAGCCCTGACGATACGCGCATTCTGTTCTCAGTTTCGTCTAACGAGACTAATGACTATCTCATACTCGATAATGCTGTCTATGGCAGACTTGACAACAACAGATTAGGATTCTGATATGGCTATAAAGACTTTTACTACGGGTGAGGTGCTGACGGCTGCCGATACGAATACGTATTTGGCAAACTCAGGGCTGGTGTACATCACTAGCGGTACCTTTTCGGCAACGGCCTTAGACGGTATTTTTACTAGTACCTACGACAACTACAGAATTGTTGTATCAAATGTAACCACAAGCGGCGCTTCAGGGCTAATTCAGTACAACTATAGGAACACGTCAAACGCTACCGACAACTCTGCTCTGTATTACACCGCTGGACTTCGTTACGATGGCGGCACTGCTTACAACTTTAATGTCAACGCGGGAACGCAAGCGGAAACCGCTGTGAACTGTATTCCAGGCTCAAATTGGTCAGGTTTCGTTATGGACGTTCATGCTCCGAGGCTTGCAAAAAATACAATGGCAACCCATTCAGGCACTGGAGCGATTACTTATATCTCAGTTTGTCAAGCAAGCACTCTCATGAATAACACTACTGCTTATGCCGGAATTATTTTTAAGTTATCGGCAGGCACTATTACTGGTGGGCAAATAACCGTTTACGGATACCGAAAGGCATAGAAAATGGCTAAGACAGTAAACCTTATTCACCCGACAACAAAGACAACCATCATCGGCACAATTACTGATGAAGAATACGCGCTGTACCTTTCCGAAGGTTACGAAGAAGGCACAGATGAAACGCCTACTGCTGATTAGCGCCACCCTCATCACCCTCACAAGTTGCGCAGACCGTGAACGCCTCAACTGCCCACCAACCAAAAACAAAGCCCTCTCGAGCGTCACCAACACCATCTCACCCGAAACAACAACAGCACCCCGATACGCAACAGGAGCCAAGTGCCGATGAAACCAGACAACAGACACACCAACGAAGAAATAAAAGCCCGAATCGTCATGATTGTGGCCATCGGACTAACGCTGTCATTCGTAGGTTCAGTGTTCACAATCCTCTACGGACTGCTATTTGTGACCCAGCCAGAGAAAATGGCCGAACTAGACGCTGCCCAAATATCAGTACTCAGCAGTATGTTGCTCACATTGTCCGGTGGCCTTATTGGCTTGCTGGCAGGCAACGGACTCAAAGACAAACCGAAAGACCCCCAATGAAAACAACCGTTTACACAGTCGGCGCAACAACACCAGTGCTAATACACAGCACCAGTTTCGGTAGCCAAACCATCTACATCCAAGCCACCACAAACGACATCCACATCGGCGGCTCTAACGTGTCAGCCACCGACGGACTAGACGAACCTAAAAACGGATTTCAACAGATATTTATGGATGAGCAGGAAACCCTTTACGCTATTGCCAGCACAGGAACGGCGACAGTTAAAGTGCTGTCCCCGTCTAACTCATGACCGCTCGTAAGTACCCTTTTTATCCTTCGTGGGATGGTGGCTCAACATCACCAATAACCAAGAAATTCTACGATTTGTGCAATCGTCGCTGGGGATTCACCAACCTTGGTATGTACGTCAATCGCCCTATGCGCGGGTCTAAAAACCTGAGTGTTCATGCCAGTGGCTATGCCGTCGATATGGGCTTTTCACCTACTCGAGAAGGCAGAGCCAAAGCCAAAGAAGCATGGACATGGCTAGTAGAAAACTCAGAGGCACTACTGCTTTGTGAGCTGCATGACTATTCGTACCGCAACCCTGCACAACCCGAAACAGACAAAACCGCCTGGGGTCGCGGGTATCGCTGCAGTCGTGGCCCAGGGCAAAAAGGTGTCAAGCTGTTTACCGCTTCGGACAATGCCGGCACACCAGGTGGGGCTTGGCTGCACGCGGAAATTTCTAACGAATGGGAAAGCGCTGCAGAGTTTGAAAAAGCATGGCGCGCACTGCCTAAGCCGTAAAGGATTCCCAGACACTGTTTGAGCGGTGCTGGGGCTAGGTGGTGGGTATCTTTGTTTCCATTGGGGTATCCACCACCGCTTTCTAAAATTGTGTAAAGTAACCACCGCTACTCAAATAGCAGAAAGTCAAAGGAAACATGACATACACCGACCTACCACTATTCAGGGCTACAGACCCTGAAACGTCACGGCAAATCAGCCCCATCAAAGTGGGCACGCACCGCGCAATCCTGCTTAGGGAATATGCAGCTGTTCTACACGGCTTAACCGATGAGGAAGCGGGCACACAGGCTCTAGTTAAAGGCCACGAAATAAAGGGCTACTGGAAGCGCTGCAGCGATTTGCGCACTTTAGGACTAATCCACGATATTGGCATCCGTAGAGCCGTCTCAAGTGGCTCTCAAGCCATTGTGTGCGTCATAACACAAGCAGGCCTAGACATGGTCGAGGGCTGGGCATGACCGACACTCAATTTATATACAGTTTTATAATGGGATGGGTCAGTTGCTGGCTTTGGCTTAAAATGATGGCCAACAGACCATGATTCCCACATGGGGCTATATCGCCCTAAGGTCTAAAGATAAGAAAACCATGGTGCAGGTCTTTACCGACTTGTCCACAGGCCTGATTGTTTATACCCAAGTCTGCCAACGTGCAGAATCTTGGCATTCATGGGGGCCGCCTACAGAAGTTGAGAGAGTTGATTAAGAAACTCATGGCACTAACGCTTATCCTCGCCCTATTCACCCCAGCCCATGCAAGTGCGGCTGCTAATTCATGCCCTAAATGGGAACGCCTACTTGCTAGGCATTTCCCCGCCAAAGTTGTGCCGGTCATGTCTCGAATTGCCTACAGGGAAAGTCGCTGCACCGAGCGCGCACTATCCCCAGTGCGAAAATCCACAGGAAGGCCAGATGTCGGCCTGCTACAGATTCAAGGGTCGTGGGCTACTGTGACACGGGCTGTCTGTAAGAAACAGGATGTAGTCAAGGCACTGCTCAATGCTGAATGCAATGTCAAGGTCGCTGGCTACCTATATCGCAACGGTGGCCTAGGTCACTGGCGAGCAACATCAGGAAAATAACAAAGGAAAAACAATGGAAACATCAACAGGTGAACTAATCGCCAAACTAACTAACCTCAGCCATAATCTGGCGCTTGAGCTTCGATTCAAAGAATCAAGCCTGGTGTTAGAAGCTGTAGGCGCGCTTCACGCATTGCCCAATATCGCTGAGACAATCCGTAACGAGTGGCACCCATCACTCAATACGTCTGGGCCTTCTAAGGGTCTTAACTATTTGAGCACAGTTAAGTTGGCTGACGATGAGTGAGCTAGTACAAGTAGGCAACATTGGTATTCATCAGGTGACTAAGGACAACATCAGCTGCAAGGTGACGCAATATGAGACATTCAGTGCCATCACACTTGACTTTGGGCTTACCAGTGTCACGCTGTTTACAACGCTTGATGATGTGGCAACGATACGCAGAATCCTTGGTGGCTGGTGAGCGAATATATGCACAACGACGATGTAGCAGACCTGTTATATGAACGCGACCAAGAAATAGACGTGCTATTAAAAAGAGTTAATGACTTAACACGCAGGCTCGAATATGTGCGCAGCGAACTTGACCGTTTAGAGAAAGATTATGCCCGTGGCCTTTAACCTTGACGATTATGAACCAGTAGCCAGCCGTTTAGACCGCTTTCTCAAGGCTCACCCAGATGCCAGGGTAATTACTGATTTAGTGCATTACCTATCCGATGTTGCAGTGTTTAAGTGTGAGCTGTGGCTAAATGACGAAATCATTGCTACGGGCTGGGCTGAAGAAATACGCGGCCAAGGCAACGTAAACAAGACAAGCCATTTAGAGAACTGTGAGACAGGCGCAGTAGGTCGAGCACTTGCCAATGCCGGTATGAGTGGGTCTGACATTAACAAGCGCCCAAGCCGTGAAGAAATGGGCAAAGTGGTCAGGATGCAAGGCGACACTCAAATTACTGAAAACAGCAACTTGGCATCAGACAAACAGCAGAACATGATTAGGGCCGTTTGTAAGTCAATGGGCAAAGTACCGCCAGCCAATTTGCAGGCCATGACTAAACGCGAAGCCAGCGCCTACATTGACAGCCTCAAGGCAGGCGAACAGCCAGCGCCGACCTATGACAGCCCTGAGGAACCGTTCTAGTGGCTGATGTGCTAACACTGCTCATTATGTGCGTCAGTCTGTTTATGTGCGGCTACTTATTGGGCAAAGAACAATGAGCCCGATTAGCGAGGCGTCATTTCTGCAGCAAGTCAAAGCCCTGGCATACATACACGGCTGGGACTGTCATCACGCAAGCCCTACACAGACCGCAAAAGGCCGATGGCTTACCAGTGGCGCTGTGGGATTCCCAGACCTAGTGCTATGCCACAAAGTCAAGGGCCTAATCTTTGCCGAACTTAAAAGCGCCAAGGGCAGAACTTCGCCAGCACAAGAACATTGGCTCGAAATACTAAACCCCCATGCAGAGTGTTACATATGGCGACCCGAGCAACTGCAGGAGATTGAACAGCGCTTAGCATCATGTTGATTGTCGCTTGGTACCTACTGCTATTGTCCATCGGTATCGCCATCATTCAAGGCTTACGCAAGTAACAAACCCTTACAACTGAATACGACCAAGGCCACATACGGGATTGCACTGTGTTGGTATAAAGCACGGGAACGTGAGTAGAGCTGGCGCGCCTAACCACCCGAGATGAGTTACGTGAAAGGTTGTTGGGGTAAGTCGCCAGTGCAGCGTTCCCTAACGACACAAAAGGCGATTGGTGTCCACCCTAAACAGTCCGGCAGCCAACAGCGAACAGCTGTGAAATGTGGGGGGCACAAACACCCGAGACCAACACACACACGAAAGCAACCGCAGCGAAGCAAGGGCGCTAGTAGCATCACCAACAGACCACCGACAAGGACACACACACATGGCAGGCAACAGAAAAATAACCCCCCAATACAGAGCCAACAGAGCAGCCCTTATGGAAGGCCACCCCGATTGCCACTGGTGCGGTAAACCTTGGGACAAAACATTCCAAGCCGACCATCTCTTAGAGCACGATGCGGGCGGGACAGATGAGGCAAGCAATTTAGTGAGCAGTTGTGCAAAGTGCAACGCATCAAGAGGGGCGCGCTATGTAAACCTAAAGACAAGCGCAAGACAACAAGCCCGCAACCAAGCAATGAACGCCGCACCAAAAATTACGGAAAATTTACAAAATCAGATTTTTTTAGGAAAAGAAGTCAC